ACGTACTATTACTAAAATTTGTGCAAAAAAAAAGAGGTACTATAAAGTACCCCTCTTACATAAACACTAACTAAAATTATGGAGCTATTTGTGTAGCACTAACAAGCGCCTCAAAAGCAGTGCTATCTACAAAGTAAGCTGGTAGAGTCTCTTGACCACTTAAAGTAAGTGTAAAGCCACTCAAGTCCGCCATTCCAGCACCAGTAACGATAGTACCTCCAGAAACATCAGCTCCATAAGAAGCACCTATCATTAAATAATTTCCGTTATAATCTTTCACTACTACGTGAGGTCTAGCCTTTACAATAAGGATTAGTTCCTCTTGAGTAGCTTTATCTAATTTAGTCAAAGTCAGATTAAGAGTCTGCTCATAGAAAGCAGTTCCATTCTCTCTAGATGCTGTGATAGTTTGTTCTAAGCTAGAGTTACCTTTTACATCAAACTCAAAGAAGCTAGGAGTACCACCAAAAGCAGTAACTTCTCCAGCAGTAACTGTTAAAGTTCCCATAGTTCCAAAGTCCGCAAAGTAAACTGCTTGAATACCACCAACGCTATCCTTACAAGGTACTGACCGACCAGTTGTTAAATTACAAGCCATTCGTTTTTATTTTTAAAGAAAAAGGGTAGGTAAGACTATTCCAACCCACCCTCTTAATATGTTAATATTCTATTTCTTATGCTAAAGTAAGAAGTACTAAATCACTTCCAATACCATACTGCACACCAGCAGTAAAACGCATAATTACTCTTACATTTTGATCTCCTAGAGTCTCACTTGTATCTACGAGACGTACTTCATTGTGGTCAGAAAGCAATCCTGTACCAAAGAATAAGTTTGAAGCCTCTCCTACTACAATATGGTCAGATGGCATACCAGGACAGTGCTGTACTTTGATACCCTCAAAAGAAAGAGCATTCCCCATATTATACCACTGAGTTCCTTGATCATTAGTACCAGCCGCTCCTAGTCCAGAAGCACCAAATCCGCCTAAAGCTCTAATATAAGCCTGTAACGCAACAGTAGGTACATAGATAGTTAAATCTTCTTTACCATAAACAGCACTAGGTACTGAGTCTACAGCATTTCCTAAAAGCTCGATAATATTTGCACTAGTGAAAGAAGTAGCCGCTACTCCACCTACTGCGTTAGATGCATCATTTACAGTTGCATCAGCAGTCATAAGTACAGTAAAGCCATCAAATTCTCCAGGATTAGCATTTACTCCACCCCAAATATTCTGCTCAGTTTTTTCAGCTACTTTAGCCGCTACTTGACCAATTAAGAAATCACTAAAAGCTGGAGGTAAGTTATCGAATGCCGAATAACCCATTGCAACAGCTTCCCAATCCGATCTGTAGTCTTTCTTACAAAGTTGTAGGTTAATTTGGTATTCCTCTGGCGTAAGAATACGCTCAGTTAATTCTAAAGTATCAGCAGTAAAATCAAAATCACAAGTAGCATCGGCAATAATATTACCTACATCTAGTTTCTTAATTACTTCTTTGTACTTTACATTAGGTTTTACAGTGATAGCTCCATCATTTAGAGTCTTACCACTCAATAACGCCGCAGAAATGTACTTACCAGCAAATTCTCCGGCATACGTAGTGCTGATAGGATCAGTCATTGAATTGTCCGCATCAGCAAATTGAAATCTTTTTCTCATTTTCTTATTATTTATTTAATTGTTTTAATACTCTATCTAAAGTAGTTTCTGCTCTATTAGTAGAGAATTTAATTTGTTCTTTTTTAGAGGCTCTTCTTTCTGGACTATGCTTAAACTTTCTAGACATCTCCTCTTTTTTCTCCTCTTTTTCTTTTTCCTCAGTATTAGCTTCCTCAAATTTCTTTTTGAGTTTCTTAAGCTCTTCTTTTACCTCTTCAATAGCTGGTGCAATTACCTCTACTACTGCTTCTACAATAGCTTCCACTTCTGGAGCTACCTCTTCTGGTACTTCTGTTTCAATAATCTCATCTTCTGCTTCTACTACTACCTCTTCTGCTGGAGCTTCTGCTTCTCCAATAGATGCAATCACACCCTCTTCCTCTACAATTAGAGTACTTCCATCCTCTAACTTGTATTCTCCAATAGGTAGTGCTACTCTTTCATCATCAGTAACAATAAAAACAGACTGCCCAGCCTCAAAAGACTCAGCCTCGATAACTGTACCATTGTCTAAAGTCTGTTGAGCTAAGTTAGTATTAGCATTCAATAGAGCTTTAATCTTTGATAACATTTCTGTTGTTTTCATATTTATTTATTTATTAATTAATATTAAGATGCCCAGTCTCTAAACTCCATCTCATTTCTTTTATATTGGTCATCAGCCTCTTTTACAGACTCTATTAGTTCTAAGTGAGCATCATAGTTATCATAAACATCATTAGGATCTAAACCAAGCTCTTCTGCTTTTACTTTAATCTCTTCTAATAACTGCATATCTCCCTCTACTTCATCAAATCTCACTACAGAGCTACCATTATGAGTATATTCATCATTTAACTGCATCCACGCTTGACGATACTCTTCAAAAGCCTCATCGTGCCACTCATAAGCCAAATAACTTAATAAACTAGCTTGATCTTCTAAATACTGGTAGTCATAATTAAAGTTATCTATTAAGCCTAACTTAACTTGTTTCTTAGGCATCCCTTTAGCCATTCTACTAAATACTGTTTTTTTTGTATTCATTCTATAAACTTTTTGCTTTATTAATTAGTTCCTCTGCTAGTGGCAAAGTATTGTATATATCTCTGTAATCCTCCCACTTAGTTAATAGCTCCTCTAAATAGATAGCATCATCAGTTAAAGGTAATCCTAGCTCATCTAAGCCATTTCTATAGGCATTTAAGCTATCTTCTGCTTTACTTACTACACTAGGATAGTCTTGACCTCTAAACTGGTCTACATAGCTCTCTAATTCATTAGTAAGCTCAAAGACTCTATCAAAAGCATCACTTAGCTCATTGATAGCACCCTCAAAGTTAGTAGGCTCTGCAAAGTTCTCAATCTCTTCTAGAGCTTCTACAGAAGTGCCTACATCCTCTCTTAAAGACAGGTCTACTTTTTTAGCCTCTGACTTTAACAGTCTTTTATGTAGCTTCTCATCAAATAATCTACTAAATACTGTGTTTTTAGTGGTCATATTATATTGACTCTAATAAATTTTCTACTCTTTCTAGTAAATCATCACTAAAAACCATTTCATAAAAAGAAGTGCTTTCACTTGCTAAAGATCTAGCATCTTTAAAATCTTCCCATAGACTTGGTGCAAATACACCTAACTCTCTAGCATTCATTTCAAACTCCTCTAATTTAGGCTTTAGTTCACTCTGTATATCTTCTATTACTCCAGCGTTAGTAGATACTTCTGTAAATTCATTATCTACCTCTCTATAAGCATCTTGAAGCTCTTGTAAATAACCCTCTGCTTTAGACATACTTGATTCTAGTACTTTATAAAGTTCTAGTAACCTATCATTACTAGTATTCATTTGCTCTATTCTTGGCTTTAAATCTTCATACAAAGACTTTAAATCATCAATAGCTGAAAGATTAACTTTATTCTTAGATAGCTGAGCAAATATTCTTTCCTGTATAGTCATAACTTAAATTATAATAAAATAACGTATTTATATTTTTTTTTGCATTTTTAGGCTTTCTTTTGGATGATAAACCACTCACTGCCATCACTCCATATTTTTATACCCTCATATGTTTTATTAATCTCATAAAAGTTAGTACTACCATCTAGAGTATCACTACCAATAGGAGTTATGTAAACTCTAGTATTGGTGTTAAACCCCCCATTAGAAACAAACCTTATAGCTCTATTTGTACTGCTAGATGCACTAGGTAAGTTTAAAGTCATATTACCACTAGCTCCACTCCAAGTTAGTTTTACTAGCATTGCTTGGTCAAATACAGAAGAGCTTAAGTTTACAGTTTGACCAGCTTGAACAGTTAAATTATAAGGTACTAAAGTATTTTTAATACTATTTACTGTTGTTTGTTTTGTTTCTCCTCCTTGTACAGCTACTAAAATTTCAGTACCCACTAAAGCAGTCGCACTATTTAATTGAGTTATTTTTTTATCTGCCATTACAATATTATTTTATTATTATCTTCCTGTAGTATATTAAAACCATTCTCTTGAAGTAGATGTTGTATAGAGCTTCCACTTCTACCTATACCCTGTGCTAATAAGCTACCATCACAGCACTTTCTAGAGTAGGTGTTATCTTTACATAAACAACCTCTCCTAGAGTTCTTTGGACTAGTTCTACTAGGTGTTCTAAATTCTTTCTTACTCATACTTATTTATTCTAATAAACTTAAAAAGGATATATCATCTATTGTATCTTTTATATCATTTAAATAGTCTTTATATACACCTAAATTATATATCATTTTACTAAACCCATCTACTACCTCATCTGGTGCTAATCCTAAAGCTCTTGCTTTTTCTATAATCTCTTCTTTTACCTCTTCTATCTTATTTACAGTATCTGTTTGTTTAGATATTCTTTCTTTATACCTTTGTAAACCATCGTAAATAAGTCTATTCTCTCTTTCTGCTTCTGCATATAGCTCATATAGGTCTTGTATTGTCATTTATCTAATTCCTTTAGTTTATTAATTGCCCACTCAATACCAGAAGTACCTCCCCAAGCATCCCACATCAATCCTCCACATCCCTCAGAGTATGGTACATCTTTATTCTGCTGATGTCTTTTAAAACTAGCCATTCTAGAAATAGTATCTCTACTAATACCCTCTTTCTTAGCTAATTGGTTTGCTCTTTGTTTACCTACATCAGTACCACAGCTACCCCATCCATTTTTATCCGCCCACTCTAACGCCCTTTTAGCATTATTACTAGCACTCTCTGGATAGTCTGTATAAGACTCTAAATTAGTTTCTGCTTCTAAGATCATCTGTTTAATCTTTAGTAGCTCTAGTCCAGCTTCTATCTCTTTGCTTAACTCTTCCTTTTTACTCTTCTCTACAAAGTACCCCTCAATAGAGAAGCCTTTGACCTTACCTGTCTTTACAAAATCTTGCCAGACTTCCTCATTAGTTACTTTCATAGTACCTACCCAAGTTCCTAGAGGTAAGTCCATATCATATATCTGACTCTTATCTTTTACCTCATCTTCTACTATCCAGCTTTCTACTAAACTAAGTCCAGATAACTCTAGCCTATGCTCAAAAGTAGAATTATTTTGATAGCCATTCATTAAAAACATCTCACTAGCCTTTCTTACTGTCTCTCTAGTGAAGTAAATATAATACTCATCATCTCCATCCTTTCTATAGATGGTTTTATTAGGCACTAGTAAAGCACCTGTAAGAAGTCTTTTATCTGTATCTGCTTCTGCTAGTTTGTATTCCTTTTGATTATTAAGTGCTACAAAGTTCTCCTCTATAGCTGGATGCTCAACGATACTAATTGCATCTATACCAGCAAATAAGCTATCCTCTTCCTCTTCTATAATAAGTTCTACAATTCTCATACTATTATAACGTTATTATTTATTATTTTGTTAAAGGGTAGCTCCCTCTACTATGTTATTATTTAGACTCTGTGCTGTAGTTACATCATTAGCTACTACATAAGCTTGTACTGGCTCTTGAGTTTGCTGTCCTATTGACTCTGCTAATTGGCTAGTCTCAGTAGCACCTACTATATTAAAGCTAGGAGCTTGAGGTTGAGCTGGTAAACCTCCTCCACTTCCAACGCTTCCACTTCCTCCAGAAGCACCAACCTTTGATCCAGCACTACTAAGACCACTTAACCCTTTAGCAGTTGCCGCTATTGAAGATGCAATTCCTAAACCAGCACTAATTCCATTTATAGCCACCCAAGGCTGTCCGCCAGTTAAAGGAGAAGCTGATAACGCCTTTGCATTTGCTATATTTGTATTTACTAATATTTTTGCAATTCCAGCCGCATTTTCTGCTATAAGTAAGGCTTTTTGTACCCCAACATTATCTCCAGCTAAATCTTTTAAAACTCCTATTCCTTGTTCTGCTACACCTAAAGCCGCTAACTGTACAGCCGCCTTTGCCTCTTTCTCTTGTAAATCTATTTCTACTCTAGCTTCTGAGAACTTTTTTAATAATTCATTTTTCTGCTTCTGTGATAAAGTCTCATCCTCTTGTAATAAAGCTGTTCTTTCATTTATTAAGTTTCTCTTCTCATCAAAATTTAACGCATCAAACTCTTTATCAAGTTCTAGCTCCTCTATTTTTTTCTCTTGTTTTTTTAGAGTTTTATCTGCTTCCTCTTTATCTAATCTCTCCTGTCTTTCTTTATCTGTTTTTGCGTTTTTATCTTTTATCTCTTGTATCTGTTCATCTCTAGACTGTATAAGAGCTTTAGCTTGTTCACTATCTTTACCATAATATAATCTAGCTTCCTCTAAAAGTTTATCATATTGTTCTTTTACTTTCCTTAACTCTTCCTTACGTCTTTCATCTTCTGTATTAATTTGCCCCTGTCTAATACGCTCTAAAGCCTCCTGTTTCTTTTTTTCAGCCTCCTCCTCTTCTTTATCTGCTTTCTCTTTATCTTCCTTTCTCTTTTTATTGGCATCCTCTATTCTCTTTTTCTCATCCTCATCAGCTTTCTTTTTATCATCACTAGCTTTTTTCTCTATACCTAAAAGATTAATCTCTAGTTTTTGTCTATCTAGAATAGCTTTATTAATCTTCTCTTCTACTTTAGCTATCTCTTCTGCTTCCTCTTCTTTATCTCTAAATAGCTTAAATCTTTTTTGCTCTGCTAGTAGAATTTCTAATTGGTTTTTTAGATTTTCTACCAGTAGGTCATTCTCTGACATTTGCTGTTTTATGAGTTTCTTTTTCTCCTCTATAATATCAGTAGTATTTTTTCCTTGTAGCTCTAATATTTTTTGAGTATTCTCTGCTACTGCTAGTTCCTGTTGAGTAGTTGCTAATATATCTCTATGCTCTTGCTCTTGATCTTGAAGTGCCTTAGTGCCATCATCAAATAAAGCTACTATCTCATCCCAATAAGCTATAATAGTTCCTAGAGCTACCACAATAGCACCTATACCAGTCGCTAATAAAGCACCTCTTACACCCTTTAAACTAGTAGCAAAAGCCTTAGCACCTTTTACAGCTCCTGTAATAGTACCAGCTAAATCTTTAATCTTACCAGCATAGCCACCTGTAACCTTATCTAATACCTCAAACCCCTCTCTGTTTTTATCTCCAGTCTCAGCTACTTGCTCTAGTGAGCTGTTTAAGTCATCTAACGCCTTTTGTGCTTTACCTGTTTTAGCATCTACATTAATTGTTACTTTTTCTGCCATACCTCATTCTTAATTTGTTCTATACCCTCTTTTATAGTTTCTGGCATTTTATATTTGCCTTTTGCTATATCTATGTACTCTCCTCTAAAGTTAAACTCTA